CCGTATTTTTTAATAGGATAGGATAGGCCGTCGATGTTTATCCATGCGGCCCACCCCGCTTTGTTGTCTTGGTCCGAATAGCTGGCATCGGTTATGACTGTTGCCCAAATCATGTGAACTTCCACCCATTGCTATCCTTGCCCCGATACGGCTCCAAATCAAAATCAGGCGCGGCAACGGCAAGAGCTTTTGCATAGGCCACAGACCCGGCCCGCTTGACCAGCGTTAGTTTGCGCCCCGCGATTGTCGCGCTTTTGCCGCCACCGATACGCACCATTTCGGCCAGAACCTCGGCGCGCCTTTCCTTGGCGGCATCCATCGCGTCCGACAGTTCGTCGTATTCACGTACCAGACGCACGGCTTCCGGCGTGTCAATCTCCGTGCGCTTTGGCCCTTCGTGTTCGGCAGGATCGGCAGCGCGGGCGGTTTCCCATGCGGCGCGCAGGATAGGCATGTTTTCCGCAATCCACTCTGCGTCTGCCGTGACTAATTCTAGATTTGTCCCGTGTGGCGACCACTGGAAAAAGTGGCACCACTCTCGCCCAGTGCAAAATAGCTGCACCTGAATTTGCGCATAATATTGCGGCTGGTCTTTGATGCTTTTGAACTCAGGCGGTCTTTTCTTGCGCTGGCCGAACGGGCATTTTATTTCTAAAAGCCCATCGTGTTCGATCAGCCCGTCCGGTGAAGCGCCAAGCCAATCACCATGAGGCGCAAACGCCAGCGGCGTGACCGTGTTACCCGTCTCCATCTGATACTCGACCAGCGCGCCTTCCTCGTGGAATGTGCCATACTCAGTCGCCACGTTGGAAAAATAATCGTTCCCAATGCCATGTATATCACGCACCAATTGCCTAAACGCTTCCTCCGGTTTCATAAACGGCGAAACTCCAAGAAACGCCCCTGCTCGACTTGCGGTTATTCTACCACGCCTCGCCTCAAACCACGATTCCGACCTTTGCTCAAGAATTGAAGTATTCAATTTTTATCTCCATCATTTGTGTTTTTGAAAAAACTCTAAATTCTGTGCTTCCGTCAAAGTTGCCTACGTTTACCGGAGACCCAATTGACAATATTTTTTGCTCTACTTTTCTTGCGTTTTTATCGTTTCTAAAGTATGAAAACTCGCAGGATATTGGAGATTTATTATTGACGTATCCAATGCGCCAATCACCAAGCCTCTTTGACGTTATTCCCACCTTGCAAACAAAATTTTCAAGAAACTCTTGCCCCCAAATATACACAACGTCTGCATCTGTTAGGGGCCTGTTCATGTGGGCGCATACGCATTCTAGAATCCCAAGCCTTGCCGCAGCTTCATACGCTCCAGAAGATGATTCACAAAAAAGTGATCTGGTTTTGTATTTTAACGCCTCATTCTTGCATGTGTCTTTTGACCATATGCCTCTGGTTTTAGGCGGAGGCATCTTTAGGGTAATACGGTTCAAAATACCTTTTTTTGAGGCAGCCATATACTCAGACGGAAAATTATTTTTAAATTCACTTCGTGTATTAGATGACATTGCAGCGCGGGCAATTTCACAAAAGTGAAGGTGGTGACGCTTTTTAGGGCCACCATGCTTAAAGACTGTAAAAGCAGAATTTTCAGCACAGCAATCAACGCACGCAAAAGCTGATGTATACCTATTGCAAACATGCCCGCGCGGACACGGCTTGCCCGTAAAATAATGCTTCAAGCCTAAATCTAAAGCTGATTTTCTGGTGATAATTTTCATTATAAAACCTCCGTCAAAGGGCGTCTATTTAAGCGAGGCAGGCAGTGACGAACTGCTTTTCAACTGGCCAGTCTAGCCTCGCTTGATTATCCTAGAACGGAATGTCTGAATCGTCAAGCTTTCCGCCGTGGCCACTTCCACCCTCATTCTGCGGCTTTGCTTTAGCAGTAGCCTCGCCAACATGCAGCGGCTTATCAGATGGTGACACGGCCGAGACCCAGTTCCCTTCCATCATTTCGCCCGCGTTGCCCTTCATGCTCCACACCATGCATTTGATCACCATCGGTTTGTCGCGCAGGTGCATCGCCAGCATGTCGCTGGTCGGCGTGTCACCACTCTTCGTCAGCCTCCCGCCAGCATTGGCATCAATAGCGGCTAGCATCTTCCGATTCTTGTCGCGCTTCAAGTTTGCCGCAGCTTCGTCCTTGGCGTTTGGGTCAAAGTCCGTAACCCAAATTTTATGGAACACCTTGCGGTTTTTGAATTGTTCTGGGGCCATAATAGACCATCGGGCGCTGATGTATTCGCGCGGGTCGCTTTCATTCCCGTTCGTGGTCCATTTAATTTCATCAATCACCGCCAGCACGTCCGAGTTATTCGGGATTGGCTCCATGTTGCCGCCGGGAACCTCATATTCCTTTGGCGTGTCTGCTGCGGTTTCGCCGTCGCTCAAGTCCCAAAAGCTACTCATTGTGCTGTTTCCTTTTTCTTCGGTGCATTATGCCCATTTAGGGCGGGGATGAAGTCGGCCAGCGGGTTTTCGCCCATTTTTACGGCCATCGGTTCGGTGATGTTGTAGCGGTTTTTGGATACGTTGGCGGGCGATACGTTGCAGACCAACTCCCGCGCGCCCGTGCCGCGTGCCTTTTTGCGCTCATCGTCGCCACCGGAAACAAACATTTGCTGGCGCAAGAACGCCACCACGTCCACATCATCAACGTAGGGCGGCAAGCTCTTGTCAGGCAAGCGCAGAGAATAGCGCATGTAATCATCCTGATCCGGCAGCTTCATGGTTTGCACATCTGCGTGCGCCACAAATACAGCGTGCATCCCCTTGCGCTCATTTAGCAAGCCACAAGCCTTGCGCACCCGTCCGTGCATTGCAGCAACAGCCGATGTGCCTGCACCATACCCGCCCAAACATTGGTTGATAGACTTGGCCTTGGGATCACTGGCCAGAACGTCCGCAAGGAAAAGGCGTTCCAGCGCGGTCACGCTGTCAATCACAACTGTTTCGTAGTCGTGATCCTCTTGCAGTAAGGCCGTTATCTGCTCCCATAATACCGCGCCGGATGTGACCAGTGGCAAGGCTTTAGGTCGATTTTCCGCAGGGATTGCCTGCAATCCGTCCTCGGCGCGAATGAAAATTGGCTTGGGGAATGTCGCGGCAAGGCTGGTTTTGCCCATCCCGCTGTCTCCGCAAATCGTCACCATAACGGCGCGGTCTGCGGGTTTGCTTGCAGTCGCAAGGATACTCATACTCTAGTCCTTTGGTTTGGCGCATTGGCCCGTGCGGCGGGTCGCACTCTCTAATCCCGCTTAAATGTTGTTGCATGACTAGCGGGGCTGTGCAAGAACAAATATGCAGTAACGCATAAAAGGATTGCACCAGTGCTAGATATAGATGAAATTCGCAAATCTCTACAAGATAGGGTAATCACCGCAGTCTCTACGCAGACGGGGGTTGACCGAAACACCATTGCAGCGATCAAAAGCGGGCAGGCGGTCAACCCGTCACATCGCACAATCAAGGCGCTGTCAGATTATTTGGCCCCGGCACAGCGCCATGACTGACATCGCCCAACAGACCTACTACGGCCTATGCGACATATACCGCCATGACGCGGAGTTGTGCATCGGCACGGTATCGGCGTTTCTGGAGCAGCACAGTGCAGGCGTGCCTGACGTGCCGTTGTTTTCCGAGCAGGTCAGGCAAGACGCTTTGTTCTGGGCTTCTATCGCAGCGCCGCACGAGCTGGAAGCATATGCCGTTGCATCGCTCGACGCCTTGGAAAACAGCATCGTGGCGCACAAGCAAACGAAGCGCCTTGCCGCTGCCGCATTTAGGCGCATGGCACCCGATGACAGGATCAAATTTTTAAGGTGGGCAGAAAATGAGCGCTAAAACATTCAATCTCGCAGACTATGCAACGGGGAAGAGCTACGACGAAACGCAAGACGATCTTGCCCAAGCCCGCGTCTCTGCCGTTGCATCGCTAAAAGATGACGACTTTTCAGACTTCAATGAGGAATTTTTTCCACAGAAGTTTGCGCCGGAGCCGGAGCATTTAGAAGATGACGGCTTTGCCCTGCCTATCGACGTGACAGGCGTAGACCTCACCCGCCCGCCGGGGTTCGTGGGCAGGGTAGCGGATTGGATTGACGGTCAGTGCCGATATCCTCGACGCAGGCTTGCGGTTGCCAGCGCGATCACGGCCATAGGCAACATCGGCGGAATGTCACACTATGACACGCACGACGGCGTGACGGCGAACATGCTGTCTTTTTGCGTAGCGGCATCCAGCACGGGCAAAGAAGCCGTTATGCAGGCTTTTACAGAACTGCACATCGCGGCGGGAATGCAGGGCGCGATACAGGGCGGGATCAAAAGCGAACAAGAGATCGTGCGGAACCTGATCGAGAACCAAGCGTCATTCTACAACATTGACGAGATCGGTATTTTCCTGAGCAAGGTGCGCAACGCTCAACAGCGCGGCGGTGCATCATACCTAGAGGGCGTGTTCGGCACAATTATGAACGCCTATTCAAAAGCAAACAGCCGCTTTTTGCTTGGCGGCGATATCAAGCGGGATCTGCGCAAGGCGTATTTCGGCCAGCTATCCAAGGCCCAAGACAGCGGGGACGTAGAGCGGGAAGAATATGCGGCTCGGATGCTGGGCATGGTAGACAACGGGCTGGAGCGGCCATTCTTGTCAATCATCGGTTTTACGACGCCATCGACGTTCGAGGGTGTAATGGATGGTGAAACCGCGACGCAGGGCTTTGTCGGGCGCGCTATTATTGTAGCGGAGCGAGACATAAACCCGCGCCCGCGCAAGAGCTTCAAAAAGATCGACATGCCGATAATGATGGGCGGCAAGCTGGGCGTGATCTACGGCAACGAAGCGGGCCGTGTGGAGCATGTAGGGCCACGCAAGGACGTTACCACCACGCCAGAGGCGGCAGAGGCGCTGGACGCCATCATAGAGTGGCTGATCGACTATGCCGGACACATGGATGAAAAGACGGGCGAGGCCAGCGTGGCGATGATCAGGCGCGCCTATGAATTGATTGCGAAGGTAAGTTTCATTCTGGCAATCCCGGACGGCATCCGCACGATGGATCATGTCCGATGGGCGTTTGCATTTATCAAGGACGAGATTGATTTCAAGGTTCAG